GTATAAGCAGAACTGCAATCGTAGCTCCCAGCAAAGCCAGTAAGCAAATCCGACACCTGCAAAGGGGACAAAACACCCGCAACACGATCGCACGAACGCATCATCAACGGTGAAGCAAAACTCGCATTAAAAACAACTTCCTGCTTAATACTGTTTCCTTCTGTTTCAATACTGTTTAGGGGGGTGATATTCAAGGGGTATTTTTCGTGAGTTTCGGGGGGTATTTCCTGTGAGTTTCGGGGTGAGTTTCGGGGTGAAATTAGGGGGGTATTTTTATCCAAACCAGGCAACAAAATGGCATAACGATTGGCTCGTTTACTTTTATCTGAACCCTTTACCCACTCAAGTTCGCCTAACTCTCTCAAACGCTTTAGAGAGCGATCAATAGTATCAACATTGCATTTCAGCAGCTCTGCAAGAGTTTCCCTAGTCGCATACATACCCTTCGGCTGGCGAAACTTCACCAACGCCAACAAGATAAGAAGATCATTCCCCGAAGCCTGACTATTCTGCCAAACCGCTTCATAATCCTCAAACTTATATCTTCTAGCCATTATTTTTTGTCCTTATCGTTTTATGTTTAGATCTAACTTCCATAGACATCAAAATTAAATCAATGTCTGAAACTTCAGCTTTCTTAGGCGGAATAACGTGATTACTATTTACGCAATCTTTAGCCCCGCAAATTCTATGACCAGGCATAAACAACCTGCCATTATCATCAATAGGCAGCCAATCTTCATTCAGCTCACCTTTATACGGCTTACACTGAATAGCCCCTAAAGTAGTATGCTTTCGTTTTACATGACTGTTCTTCACCAAGATATCGCCCTTACGAACATCAAGGCAATCTTTACAAATATTTAGATAATCACGTTTCCGCTCAACCCGCTTAAGATAAGTATCTTTACTGATCCAATTCCCGCACCAAACGCAGGCACAATACTCAGCATCGTTTCTAGTTTCATTGTCCATAAGTGGTATCTAACCACAAACAAACCGAAAACACCTAATCCAAACAGCGTGTTTCTAAAATAGTTAGGCGATTAGTCTGCTCAACAAGACGGACAATAACCGCACCCCTAGCCGTAGGAAACTCACCTAACACAAGCATCAGCTCAGTTAGTTCCGCAATGTTCGCTTTTAGAACATCAACCTGCTGTTTTATTTCCTGTGATTCCATCAGCCTTACCCTTAATAGCTTCCAGGATAGCAGTAGGTGCTTTACCCTGTTTCGCTTCGTTATACAGCGATCTCAAACCTTCAATATCATTAATGTTATCTAAGGCCGCATTCCAGTTGCGAGCAGTTTCAGGTTGAGAAAGTCTTGCAACCTTAATCATCTCTTGTTGCGATGGTCGTTTACCTTTAGGACTGAACTTTCCACCCAGCGCACTTATCGCTCTACCGTATGCACTTGTTGCACAATTCTCAACGAAGCTAGTTTTGTTTACAGGTGAGCTGCCCAAACGTTCTTCAGCGAAATCAACTGTCGCAGGATACAAATCATCTTTATGCAAATACACTTCAGCTTTGAATACAACTTGCTGATCCGTAATGCTTACAAGATCTAGATTCAATCTGCCATTAGGGAACTCGCTCCAGAATAAATCAATTCTTTCTTGAACTGTCTGATACTCGCTGAGATTAAAGTGTGCCATCAGTTTTACTCTCCAACCTTTTTAGCAGTTAGTAGCACTGTAATCAGTTCTTGACGTTCTGCAGGTGTTAGCTCTAAAGCGTATTGGGTTAGATACCCGAAATCGCCTGTAGCAGTTTCAATCACCAAGTTCACATCACCATCATTACCAAACACATAGCTAGTAAAGTTGTATCTTCTGTTTTTGTTTTCGCTCATTATTTTGCTTTCTTTATTGTTAGGTATGGAGCGTTTCCAGACCTTTGACTTAATGTAACAACAACCTGCCCATCAATAGTGCCATTCTTAGCACCATTCAACGCACCGATCACCCTAGATTTCATTTCACGCAGATGAGTTTCAGCTTTATCAAAATCTGTTTGAGCGTTCATCAGTTCAACACCTAAAGTACCTAGTTCTTCATCTCTTGACTCTACGCCTGGTGAGAGCTGTCTAACGGTTTCGTAAGTTGACTCGGATCCGTCCCAATCAGGTTGAACATTGTCCAAAACATAATTGCGAAACTTGGTAACTTGCTGAAGCATAGCTGCGAACTCAAAGTCATCCCATAGCAGTTCATACTCTTTATAGCGACCTGCATTGACTACAGCGAACACTGCACGTTTCAAATCAAAAACATGCATATACCAAAAGACCTGTGCTTTATAGTGTTCAGGAATTGTGTCCCAATACGTTGAAGTGTGTTTAATTTCAAGGACATAACCTTCACCGTTTTCATCTAAACAAATGCCATCAGGGTTAGCATGCATCCAATCAAAATCTTTAGCTGCGTATGTCCCTACTTCAGCAACAACATGCTCAGGATGTTGCTCTTGGTAAAGCTGACGGATCGCAGGCTCAACAAGCGTTCCCAAACGCATCGCAGTATTGCCAATCTTCTGTCGTTCAATTTTGCCTGTTTTTTCAGCCCACAAAGTGATTGCAGAAGTCCAGGGTGAAAGCCCAAGAATAGTGCCTATTTCGGATCCTGAAATCACGCCCACTTGATTGCGTAGTTCATGCCATTCAGGTGAATTATTTTCGTATGTTCCTAAAGAAATCGCTTTGTCTAGGATTTGCTGTATTTTGTCGTTATTCATACCTAAACTCTAATCATGACCACCGACAAATTACTTCTAAACCGAATCACTTTAGATCTGCACGAAGCCATAACAGATTTAGATGGTGTTGAGTGTGAGAAAGTGCCTGAAATCTTTTTCCCCGAAGATTTTGGTGTGGGTAGTAGTTCAAGGCTTAGAGATGAAGCAGTTGAAACTGCTAGAGCAATATGTATGAGATGCCCTGTAATAGATAAGTGTTTAAAAGTGGGGATGTTTGAAGAATACGGTATCTGGGGTGGGACTACGCCTGAACAGCGTAGGCGAATCAGACGGTATGAGCAGGATTAGGTTCAAATAAGCCCTGTAATGCCCCTAGAACCGATTTACACCCTAAAATAAGGTATCTATACGCCTAAAAGCCTATTTGCCCTTTTCAGCCCGTTTTTCTGCTTTTTGGATGGCATCGTTAGCACCCTTAGCAACAGTTTCACGAGTCGCAGAACCTGTAGTCGCAATCGCATAACCAACCGCAGCTATTACGCTTAACATCAAAGTTCCCCAAGCAACCAAAACACCGTTCAACCAAGAACCAGTAAGAGCTGCACCTACACCTGCAGATCCACCCAAAATAAATAGGAAGATACCGAAGCCACGCCAAGCAAGTTCACCTAACACGCCTGCAACAGCCTTCAAACGAGTAATAACAATCTTCATCTCTAACCTTTGTTTTCTAGTATGTGCTTCAACGGATCAATTAAATCTTTGTATGCAGACAAATGGATTTCTGGATTACTCCAAGCCTTGTTCGCCTTACCAATGCTGAGATGAAGGTGCGAGCCTGTGCTAGCTGACCCGCTCTTGTATTTACCGCCACCAGTTTTACCTAGAACAGTTTTACCGCCAATGACCTTATCGCCCTTGACCAGATCAGACTGCTTGGCCAAGTGAGCATAAAGCACCCAATAGCCATCTTTAGTTGAGTGAATCAAGAACCAACCCAACACATCACTCCACTCATTGATGAACACAGTGCCATCAGTGATTGCCTTGATAGGTGAAAGTTCTTTTGGACTCCAGTCCTGCCCACGATGCGGTCTGCCATTACGGTAAGGTGCTAGATTGCCAAACTCATCATTACGAGTTTTAGCGGGGAACGGTTCAAAGTAGATTGCAGACATAAATAAAGTTTATCAAACGCAATAAACGCTAAATAGCATCAGAAGTAATAAACATCCCCGAAACGTGAAAATTATCTGCAGTAGATAAAGTAATCGGATTAGTAGAAGTAAAATCAACCTGAAAAGTGGAACTACCCTGATTATCTAGCGACTGCAAATACATACGCTTTTGCCCTGCAAGAACATGACCAAAAATAGGGTATTCACGATCGTTAGAAATATGGTGCAAACAACCCGAAGAAAATTGATAGTTGTATTTACTGGTAAAAGGCAAATCTAGATAATACTGTCCTGTGCCAAAACTAGTGATGTTATCAAAATCAACTTGAATCTGAAAATGAACTAAAGCACCAGTGCGAGCATAACTACCAGAGAAAAGCGGACTACCGTCAAAAGTTGGTTGTGTGCCTGTAGAACCGCCAACAATCGTATAAACAATATCTTCAGATTGCCTACGAGATTCACTAACTGAAACCTGAACATCAGATTTAGTAACTGCAACAGCAACAGTGTTATCAACAACTGAAACATCAGTTACAGAATCACTTACAGAAACAACGACATCACTCATCTAGTAACATTACCCACAACATTAAAAGCACCCTGCAACAAACGAGTTACAGTGCCACCAGAAGTCAACTCAAGATCATAAGCATAACTACCTGCAGGAATAGCAGAAGATTGCGTTGCAGTGATTTCAACAAGAATAGTTCCCGCAGTGCCACCCAAAGTAATTCCTGAACCAGAAGTCAAACTAACATAGGTCGCAGTGGCATCAGAAGCAGATCTAACCTGCATTGCAGAAGTGTAGCCTGTAAGGTTTAGAGCAACACCCGCTTCAGTAACAGTAAAAGTCTTGTCGTATGTCGCACCCTGCCAGCAAGTAATGTCGTATGTGCCTGGACTAATCATTTAGAAACCTAAACCCTTCGTAATCAATAGAACTAAACCGCTAGTAATAACCGCTGTAATCAACGCAGGAATCCAAGCAGTAGTGTTGGCTTGTTTCTCTAAATCTCTAATCCTGTTTTCGTGATCTCTAGACGCTTCAAGAATCTGAATAGATTGAACACGCAAAATCTCTACATCACGCACAATCTGCAACAGAAGCGTTTGATTAGTTGGTTTCTGCTCACTCATCTGCAGTCATCTCCACACCACAGAAACAGCAAACAACAGGAATACCGTCTGGATGTGGATAATGCTTTTCATCCCCCATAGCACAGTCAACAGTTTTACAAGTAATTCTTTCCATTATTAGTCCTAACCTGCAGCTGTTCCAGAAGTCATTTGAATAGCAATACCAGACACAATAGCGTTAGCTGCTGAAGTTCCTGAACCGTTATTACGCAAACCAACAGTTACAGTTCCTGAAGTAATAGCCGAAACATAAGCTGTAAGCATTTGGTCGCTTGAAGAAACAGTTACAAGCGGGGCAACGTTAAACCTTGAAGCTGGAAACGCAACCGCAGTAGTAGTAGCAGTGTTAACAGCAATAGTCGCAACTTGAGTGAAAGTAAACGCTGAAGAAGCGTAAGGAAGTTTTGTAAAGTTTCCATTTAGATCGGATGCGGTAAGAACCTCACCAATAGACCAAGATTTTGTGCCTGCCATAATTTATCTCCTAAACCCCTATTTTACCTAAGCCAAAGTATCTGTATTCAGAACACCCAAAAGCGTTGAATCAAGTCTAAACGCCAAATTATCTAGAGAAGCCAAAGTAAAAGTAATTGCATCACGCTCAACATCAGTATCAGAACTAATCGCTAGAACCTGGTAATACTTATCTACGCTAGAACCTGTATTAGAAGGCTTAAAAGCAACACGAACAACATCACGCAACTCAAGCCCCAAAACAATGGTTTGTTGAGCTGAAGTCAAGGACTCTAACGCAATAGTCATTTGACTAGCACGATATTCAGGCAACCTAAACTCACCCAACAAGGCTGAAGCGATTTCTGCAGGTTTAGTTATAGAAGTAGTCAAATTATCTGTTTGAACATAAGTTCTCACCCCATACAAACCCTGCCCAGTAGTATCTTCAACAACCGCAGTAGCATTTATACCTATAATTTGAACATTGTTGTAAAGCTGCTCCGAAGCATACACAGTCTGCAAATCCGTAAAAGGTATCGCAGTTCCTGAAAACAACGATTGGGCGTTAGCATCAGCAAAACTACGCACAGCAGGGGCAGTAGCAGTAGAAGCCACGCTAGTTACAAGCCCTGAATAAGATTGATAAGCCAGCCCACTCCAACCCACAGATACGACAGTTGATGCCGATGAAGATAAAGGGTTAGTTGTGCCATCAAAATAGTTTGTGTATGAAGATGCACGTTCAAAAATAAATCCATCACCAATAAAGAAACTTGTTCCAGTAGTTCCTGCAGCAGCTAATCTAAAGTCAACGCCAGCAACAACACCTGTTCCAGCATAATTGTTAGAAACAGTTACTTGTGTCCAGTTAGATGCAGATACAGCTGTTGCTGAAATAGCAGTGGTCATAAGAGTTGAAGCATACTGATCTAACAATTTAACTTCACCAGATAAACCGCCTGTTACAAGCCCCTGACCTCTAACAAAACAACTAAAAGTGAAATTAGTTGCAGTTGAATCTGGATTGTATTTGTAGATATTCAAATCAACATATTGCATCGCATACCTATTAAGGTTCGTATCAATAGTTGCTTGATTTGTATAAGGACTCACAGTTCCAGATGCACTGTATTCCAAGCCACCCCAAAGCCAACCAGCAACATCATAAAGTTCATCAACAGTAATCGCTGTAGCTGTACCAGGATAAACAACTAAGTTATTTCTTGTAGTGTTTGCCCAAGTGTAATTAGTGAAACTGCGATCCTTCATAACCATTACAGCTGAAGCATTGCTAAAGAAATCGGCAGGCTCACTACGAGCAAGGTTCTGCATATACGCTAAAACATTATCTCCAGCGTTGTTTGTATCTGCCCCAACAATAGTTTTACCTGACTCAACTAACGCATAACTAGCAGTTCCAAAACCATTATCTTTGAATACTCTGTCTATGCGATCACCTGTAGTTTCAACAACAGGCTGAATACCGTAATTTATATCAAAATAAAGTCCAGGCTGATTCGCAAACTCTACTTGTCCAACCTGATACATAAAGTCAAGTGCAGTAACAGTTGCCTGACCGTCATAACCAGACTCACCGTAAGTGAAATCCCAAGTTTGAACATAACCTGTAAAACGTCTAACGCTGTTGCTTGAAACTCTAATCTGCCCTGCAGGTTGAACAACTGTATAACCACCAGCACCATACCAAAGCGGAGAACTAGTGTTTAGTGGGTCAAAGACACGAGCATTATTTACAAAAGTTACTGAAAGTGAACCTGCAGAATAGTCTTCTAAAGCACGATTTATACCACGACTAATAGAAATAGATTGAACATACTGGCTAACATCAATCCAACCACTACTACCAAAAGATAACTCAACAACGTATGAAGGTAAAGCCATTATCCTAACGCCCTACGCAAATCAGTCCCAGAAAGTGTCTTACCGTTCTCTTTCAGATACTTAGCCAACGCAACAACAGTAGCCTTTGGATCTGCCTTAGTAACATTGATGTTGATAACGGTATTACCTGAACTATCCTTACCATCCTTACTAACAAACAAACCCTTATTCATAGAAGGATTATAGGCAGGGAACTTACTCTTAGCAGACTCTGCAAGGGCAGCTCGTTTCGCAGGATCAGTAAACTCTTGGTCAATAGCAGACAAAGCACCAAAAGTAACAGCAAGCGGAATAGCCGCTTTAATTGCAACGTTCAAAAGTTTGTTTTTACCTAAAGCAGCTATTGGACTATCTGCACCAACAGCCTTAGCACCAGTCATCAAACCAATCGCCTTAGCAAGATTAGCGATGCTCTGACCTGCAGAAGCCAACATCATAATTCCCTTGAGTGCAAGCAACGCAGGCAAAGCGGAAATCAAAGCTGTAGCAATGTTCTTAAAACCTTCAACCGCATTACCGTTTCCAAACAATGCAAAGAAATCGCCTACACCCTTAATAACATCGCCAACCGCTTTTTTAATATCAGTAAAAGTCTTACCTACATCAGACTTAGGGTTAGCAAGGTCATCAAAGAACTTACCTGTAACTTCAATAGCCCCACCAGGCTTACTAATCTCATCAATAAAATCAGTCAAAGTAGGTAAAACAGCGACACCCAACTTCTCTTTAAGAATGTCCATACTGTTGTTTAGCTTCATAAACGGATCAGCCTGTTGAATAGCTGCACCGCCAACAATCTTCTCTAAATCACCAAACAAATCTTTAGAAGTCTTTAGAGTAGGAAACAGTTTTACAAGAGCAGTTTTATTACCTGCAAAAGCCCTAGACATCGCTTGTGCAACAGTATCAACAGGCTTACCTGCGACTGTAGCTGCATCCAAAGACAAAGCCAAGAGTTCTTGAGCCTTATCAACATCGCCAGTAGCACGAGCAAGTTTACCCATCGCAGGTCTAAGGTCATCATCCATAATCCCTGTTTCAAGGGATAAGGTTTCAATAAACTTATCGTTTTGAGTCAACGCTGATTTAGTTGCACCAGCATTTTTTACAAGTTGAGTATTTAAAAGTTGTGTGGACTTAGCATCAGCCGAAGCAGCTTTAGCCGCATCCAATAAACCATCAGTGATTTGCTTGATACCGAAACCGATACCAACAGCCCCTAGAGCTTTACCTAAACCACCAAAACTAGATTTAGCCTTACGCAAGCCAGAGTCATCAAACTTAGATAAGAGTTTAATAATTACGGACATTAGCCAAGCCTTCTATTAACAGTTTTGGAATACTTTTCCCACACCAATTTTACTTCACTCTCCATACCTGGAACAGTGGCTTCTCCAGCCTTATAGAAGAAGTTGTATAAACCTGAAGATTTGACTTTACGGATCAACGCTTCACCCTGACCATTGTTTCTGTGCCTACGCACACCACCCTTATACGGATACTCTCTCGTAGTCGCATACTTAGCCCTGCCAGAACCTTTACCTGCAGTGGCAACCATAGAAACACCAGGACTTCTCAACCAAATACCAAACAAACTTGTTACAGCTGCTTTTCTTGAACGCCCTGAACTAAAACGTGGAATTACATTGTCTGGAGAGATGACTCTGTTCTTGTATTTACCGCCAGTCCAACTCAAACGACCATCACCATTGTTATTAAACTTACGGTCATCCATAGAAGTCCCTGTTCTAGTAACATTCATACCAGACATAGGTGCAGTAGAAGGGATAACGCTTTTAATTTCATTGATTATAGGCTTAGTAATCGCCTTCATCTCACGCAACATCTGCTTCTTCAAATCAGGCTCAAGCTGATTCAATGCTTTTAGAACAGGTTTAGCATCAAAGACAACATTAGTATTTTTAGCCATCTCCACCGCTCCGCTGATACTGTAACGCAAACAACATAGTATTCAACATCCGATCAGTTTCCTGCATTAAAACAGAAGGGGCAATACCTGTAGCAACAGCAAGATTAGCAATCATCCAGTGATGCGAATCAACGCCTAAACTGTTTAGCCTTTTGGGTCTGCAACCTCAACTTTTGCGACACCATCAATCCAAGTATCAAACTCGTCTGTAGTTTTCTTTAATCTCAAAACTGCAAGCCAAGCAAGATAAAGCAAGTGTGTAACCTTTTCCAACTTGTCTATGCCCAAGTTAAAGTGTGCTTCCCACTTCACTAAATCACTTGCAGAAGACAACACATCAATAACAGTGCCATCAGTCAACTCTATGCGTAGGGATAGTTGATTCATTAGGCGGTAGCTCTCGTAACTGTTCCGTTTGTAGGCCAAGTAACGCTGAAGGTTGATAGATCACCAATCTGCCCTGAAACAGGGGTTAGGTCTGTTACTAGACAAACTGCAGTGTAAGCAGGGTTTGCTGTTCCAACTGCAGAAGAAGTAGGTTTGATAACCACTGTTGCGTTAGCTCCAATCAATGGCCACAAAGTAGCATCAACTGTTGAAGCTGCATAGTCTTGGTTGAAAGTAAGAGTTAGTGTGCCTTCCTTCAAACCTGCAACACGAGTAACCCAAGTGCTACCAAAAGCGGTAGTAGTTACATCGTTAGCTGAAGCCTTTAGTTCAACCTGTGTTAGGTATGAAGCAAGTGCAGTAGATCCGTTGATTGAAACGCTGAAATCTGTTGCGACAAAAATTGCCATTTATTATCCTTTATCTTGCGAAAACTTGAACCGAAAACTCGGCACTCAAATAGTCTATGCCATTTATAGACACTGCTCCATAGGCTGAAAGTTCAGGAACAAACACTTCATAAGCATTGCCACCTAAAGTGCGGTCAGACTCTATAGCGTATTTGATAGAACCCGAACCAGGTGCAACCAAAACATCTAAAGCAGCTTGGGCTGTTCTCTCACTAACCCTGCCCACAACAACAGTAACCTGAAAAGTATATTCAGCCATAGAACGCTGATTCTGTTGATTGTAATTAACCTTCGTTAGCCCAATCATTGCCATAGGTGGATTCACTAGATCAGGGAGCGTATCAACAACACGCAAACCAGAGATAGTCTGCAGGTTAGTTGCCAAACCTTGTCTAAGTAAACTAATGCTCATCAAGCACCTGTTCTAAGCAGACGGAACGGATTAATTAGCTGTGCAACATCGCCATCAATATTCGCACCAACACGCATAATACCGATGTCTGAAACACCTGCAACACCAAGCGGAGATTCTAAACGCTTGAACAATCTTGAAGCCTGAATAATACAAGCAAACTTAATAGGTTCAGGAACGCTTGCCCAACCGAACTGACCTGTAACCTTGACCAACGCCATCTCTGCCCACACAGGGAACAAATAGTTATCTGTAGCTGTAATACCTGTAATCGGGTAATAAGCACCATTAGCCCAGCGATTAGTAGGCATAACTTGGTAATCGCCTGCTTCCCAAGTGGTATCAAAGATAAGCGGATCAGTGCTTGAAGTCTTTATCTCGCTAATAGATTGAGCATCATCAATCCAACAAACAAAACCGTCATTCGCCTGATAATAGCGAACTTCGTTAGCACTGGTTGAATAAAAGTATCTGTTGCAGTATTGGTCAATCATTCTTGAAGCAGAATTGATGCTGTTCTCCAGCAAGGCATCATCAATAGTGTCTGTAATACGCAGAGCTGCTTTCACATCTGCAAGAGTGCAATATCCGTTTGTTATCGCCAAAATAAACTCCTAAAGTTCAATCTTTAGTTTACCTTTACGCCTGCTATACGTTTCTTTAGTTCAGTAGTAGAAATGCCTTCAGTGTAAGGAACATAAACAAGCTGTATTTCAAGGTCATCAAGCCAAGCCTGCGTGAACTGCATTTGAGCATAATAATCACGCCTAGCCCAGTCATCACCAATCACAACAAAGTCAGGCATAACATCAGTAATCGCAGGTTTGCTATCAGCCCCAGCAAGATTAGGCACAACACGATCCACATACTTACAGCCCAGCAAAATCTCTGCACGTTCTTCATACGACATAATAGGCGATTTGCCCTTGTACGCCTGAATAAAGGCATCAGTGTTCAAAGACACAACAACCCTGCCATCATCCCCTGCAAGCCTTCTACAAGCCTTCAGGAAGCGTACATGACCACTATGAAACAAGTCAAAAGTACCCCCTGTATAAACTATCTTTCCCAAGCGTTCACCCTTCTAATCCCTAAATCCCATTCACCTGCAGTAAAGTCTTCAGCTGCAACCTTAGATTGAAACAAGCGTTGATTAGCCTGAAAAGTTTTATCGTTCTGACTATGAAACCCAGAGTTCAAAGTGCTTGAATTATCATGCCCTAGTTCAGCGTTAATAAACTTCGCCTTGACCCCTGCCTGCATCAACCTACGCTCATAATCATTATCTTCAAAATAGATCGGGTGAAAACGCTCATCAAACAAACCAGCCTTCAACACAGCACCTTCACCAAGAACAAACCCACTCCATTTAGGCATAATGCTCAAAAAGTTGATTGCTTCAGTATCTGTCTGCTCACTAATCTTCTTCAACGCACCAGGCTGAAACACCGTATCATCATTCACCAACAACCAATACGGAGCAAAAGGGGTAGTCTTTACAATCAGATTCAGCCCACCGCCATAACCTAAGCCATGTGGAAGCTGTATAAACCATAGATTCTTTACAAGGTCAGGCTTTACAGGCTGATACTCACGCTTACCCGAATTATCTACAATCACAAGATGCTCAACAGGATAGTCAATGCTTGCAAGTAGGCGATCTGCTAAATCAAACCTAGAATAAGTAAGAAAACCTAAAACTGGAATCACTTGCTAGATAGTTTCTCAATCAACGGTTTCCAAGACTCTTTATAAACCTTGTCTGCATCATACTGTCTAGCAAACGCCAAAGTATCAGGAAACTCTTTTCTGCCACGCTGATACGCCTGCTCAAGTGCATCAACAATGCCAGACACCAACGGAATATTGAACCAAGTGTGTTGCCCTGCATCCCAGAACGGTTGCCCATTTACTAGGAACGAATCAGGCCCTGCAAGCTCTGCACTAGCTGCAAAGTTAGAAGTGATAATTGGCACACCACAAGCCTGTGCTTCAATCTGTGGAACACCAAAACCTTCACCATAATTAGTGAATAGCCCTACATCCCAAGCACTATAAATCGCTGATAATGTTTCCTGACTGATTCCATAACTGTAAGCAATCGGATCAACCATCACAACCTTCTCGGATGGAACACCACAAGCCTGCAAAATGTTAGGCAACACAAACCCAGACTGCTTGCCATACGGCTCAGTATGAAGATACAAAACAACATCATCATGCTTACTAGCAAAAATAGCGAACGCCAAAAAGTTCTCTGCAACAGCTTTACGGTGAATAAACCCACCTGCCTTATTAGCGAAATTCATGCCAACAACAAACTTATCTTCACCGCCAACAAACTCACGCCCTGACTTACCTTCAGGAAGAAACTCAGTAGGTTTAAACAAGTTCGTATCAATAGCGTGTGGGATGTATTCAGACTCTAAACCTGCATTTTCAATCATCGCCTTACCGAACTTGCTCATCGCAATCGGAGTAACATTAGGCTTCTTTAACCAAGTCAAAACCTTTTCAGGTGCAGGCTGATGATCTATCGGAGTCCAAGAAGCAATCGGGATACTATCCAACGCAGGATTATCTAGCAAGACCCAAACATCATACAAAGTAATCATGAACGCAGGCAACCCAGAGTTCTCGCTTTTCCAGTGAGCATGATGCAACGGCATAACATCCGTAGAATACTGAGTCATCCCACGAGAATAATGCGGGATAAGACCTGCACCTGTTTCAATCAAACTATTCACACCTTCCCCACCATAGTTAGAAAGCATCGCAACCTTATGCCCATCCTTCACAAGCCGTTCAATAACTTGCTTAGATTGAGTTCCATAACCAGTAGGTTGATTAAGTGAATTGCTGTACCAAGAAATAGTTGATTTAGTCATGCCCTAAGCATAATAGAAAACACCCCCCAATTCTGGCCTACGCACCAAAAAAGGGGGGTGAAATCTAAGAGAGTAAAGAAGCCTTAGCTTGCTCCACCCTTGAACTTCTTGATGTCTGACTTCTGCACAAGTGCTGAGTCAATTCTCCAAGTTGCTCTCCAAGTAGCCAAATCGTTTCCGAAGGCATAGTCATCTGAGCGGTCAATCTGTAGTCCACCAGCGTTGCGGATGTAGATAGACTTTAGATCTCCAACAGCAAGAGAGTTCACAGCAGTGCCAGCAGTAGGCATAGCAGGAGTTTCAATAACTGGAACACCAAGAACTAGATCTCTACGATCCTTTGAATCGCTAACCTGGAATACATAGTTACCCGCAGTATCCTTTAGTTTACGCAGAGCTGCAATAGATGTTGCGTTTGCAAGCATTGCGAAAGAAGGCTTCTGACGAAGTGCACCATCAAGGCTGTAGATAAGGTCAATAACGTTATCAGCCGAGAAGCCACCACTCAAACCAGTTCCGCCAACAACACCTGTTCCAGCAACAGCAAGGAAACCAGTAGGCTCTACAGTTCCAGTACCGTTAACAATCTTGTCGCCAATCGCATAACCGAAAGCGTTACCGAACTGTTCAGCCAAGAAACCAACAATGTCTACACCTGCATCAGCAATAAGTTCCTTAGATAGCTGTGCTAGTGCTGAGAACTTGTATGCACCAAGAGTAGTGAAAGCGTTGAAAGTAGGCTCTGAAGTGCCGATTGAAACGCCCTGACCAACGATAGTTGCAGTTGAGAAAGTTGCCTGAGATGGAATCTGTAGGTTCTCACCTGAAGCAGTGTTGATTACAGTTGCATACTCAAGAAGTGGGTTAACAAGTCTTGCAACCTTAACGATCTGGTCATAGAAACTTGTTGGTACTGGAGCTCCTGTTGATGAACCTGTGATTGCACGGAACTCGTGTCCACGGATCTCGCCAGCAGCCATCTTGCGAAGGATCTCTGCATCGCCAGTAGTAGCTGCAGTGAAATCAACAGCAACTGACTGCATTGCTTCTGCAACCTTTGCTTCACGAGTTTCTAGTTCAATAGCTTCGTTTGCTCTGTTGATGACGTTAGTCATCTCTTGGTATGTTGCTTCTTCTTCACCAGTTAAAGCACGACCTTCAGCTGAATCCAAAAGAGCCTTAGCTGCGTGCCAAGCCTTTGCTTTTGCTTCAACCTGTTTTGCGATAAATTCGCTCATGGTTTGTTCCTTTCAAGAACATAAATAAATAGGATTTGTTTTGGACTCAGAGATAAACTCACATAATCCGATTAGGGGATAAACGCACCTAACAAATAAAGTCTAATAGCACACAAGATACACGCATAAAAGAAAACCCCCTGGGACAAATCAGGGGGAAAGAAATTAGCTTCTTTTTTAAGGCAAACAGAGAACGAGAAAAACTGCTTACCCAACTACTATACACGCTGCATCAGTAAATCAAGCTGTTTCTTCTTTAGATCAAGAACATCATTTGCGTTAGAAACTTCAGGATTCTTCTTCAAAACCTTACCCAAAGTATCGGTCAAAAGTTCGCCCTGACGCTCAGTAAGCTCATCGCCTGCTTCCAACGCCAACAAAGCATCAGTCAATTCATCAGCAGAAACACCACGCAACTCAGCCAGGCGGATAATCTTTTCAGAAAGTTCATTCATAGATCTAACATTAGCAGTTCCATCAGTTGCTGTATAGGCAGGGAACGCCACCCCAACGCTAACTTCGTGAACATTCACACGCTTCAATACACGCTCAGAAGCACTACGCCAAACATCGCCACCAGCAGGAATACGGAAACCAAAACTAAACGCAGTAACATCTCCACGCTGAATAAGAGTAGCTGCATCACGCCCTGCCTGAGTGTCTGGCAGATCCGCTTCAACAAGTAGTCCACGCTCATCTTCAATCAAACGTAGAGTACCTGCACGAGTGCTTCCAAGAACGGTGCTTGTGTCGTGATTCCACAACAGCTTTACATCATTGCGAGATTTCAAAGAATCAGCAAACGCACCACGCTCAATAGTTTCAATAAACGGCAATGGTTGTGATGGGGAATTGAATACAGCTGCATAACCACGCAGGGTCATGCCATTACCTTCAGCACGAATCTCTAAATCCTGAACTGCAATACGCTGTTCAATGCCAGACTGAACACGCTCACCACGCTCATGCAATTCAACAACCTTTAACGGATCAACGAAACGAACATTATCCATTTCAATTTCTTCAGGCATCAAATCAGATGGCTCAACAACATCCACAACATCCACAACATCAGGTTCAACAACCGCTTCAACAAGTTCAGAAACCTTATCAACAGTTTCAGCTAACTTACCTACAAGCTCTAAAACTTCACCCTTAAGTTCAGAAACCTTATACATCAGTTCTTCTTTAGTCATAGGGTAATCTTCCATCTGTCTATCTTCCATTTCGTTAGTTGTATCTTCTATCAAATCTAAACCATCCCTTGTATCATCAGGTAAACCATTCACCCAAGACTGCCCAGGATCACCACCCCACGCATCCCAAGCCACTCTCCCAGCACTAGGGAAACCATCTTCCCCAGAATTGAAACCTGTAGCCTGCTTATCAACTTCATGTCTAGCGAAATAACTAATCATCCTATTGACTACATCAGCAGAAACATCTTCACCAGAAGCAAGTTGAACAGCCCTACGCCTACCAACATCAGTAAAACCTGAACCAGCTAAACCTTCACTGATCCATTGCAATGCTCGTTTCGCAGCTACAGCAACACCTGCAGGCGGTGAATAAGAACCTTCAGCAACAGCTCTCTCACCACCAACAGCAACACCTTCAGAAATAGAAACCGCAACCATCTGATCTATAGCTTGTTTCTTAGTTTTATGCTTCCCCAAAACTTCCCCATCATCTTTTACAGTATTCCAACCTGTAGGAACTTGCTCAATGAAGTAAGGCATTACGCACCTGTTTCATAACTACCATCAGGAACAGTCGTAGGGTTTTGCAACTGAACAGTCGGAAGTCCAGTATGACCAATCTTAGGAAGCCCTAGAACAGTCAAAACATCTTCAGGAACAAACCCAAGAGCAATAAGTTTCTGAGCCATATCAACCTTAGTTTCATCTTCATTCAATGAAGCAGCTGAAATGTCTACGTTAGTTAGCGGAACACGAACAACATCGCCACCATCAATAGGTCGCATGTTCTCTTTACGCCTAACTTCGTTAGTGCTAAGA